GTCAGCACCGCCAGAAAGGCATTGCTGAATCTTTCCAAGGTTGACAGAATCGCGCAGAAACGCAAATGTTGCATAATCCAAACGAATAACGTAAGTTGACATAGCACATACTCCCCTTTCAAACTCTACAGCTATGCTACCACGGGGCGGGGCTATTGTCAAGGCTTTATTTTAATTGTGTCGGGGTATTACAGCCACCCCGACAGGATGGCCGCCAGCAGGACAACGGAAGCCGCTGCTGCTCTGTTTTGGAAGGGCAAGGGCTTTGCCCTTGCAGGGACGGGGGACGCGGTGGGAGACGCTATCGCGTGACTAAACGTTGCAACTGCCAGCATAATTTTTCTAAATAAAAACAACCCCCCTGACCCTAAAGGGCACGGGGGGAAGTTTTTATTTAGAAGGGGTCTTGCTGATAACCTGCTCTGTATCGTATTCTAAAGCGCTAACCTGCTTCACGGACTTAGGGATAGTATACCACCTTGCCCGTCCTGCCTTGCGCACCGTATTAACTAACTCTTGACCGCCCTCGGGACGATGCTCCATAGCAATACACGAGCGATAAGGAGTGAGACGACAGAACCAGCCAAGGCGGTTACAAAGGTAAATACGGTCGCAGAGGTCACGAATTTTCTTGTCAAAGTCCATAGTCTGAGACGATACAATAATCGTCAGGTGATACTTACGCTGCATTTTGAAAAACTCAACTGCATCTCGGGGCATAGTCTTAAAATCACGGTTAGAGTGCAAAACGCCTATCTCATCAATAAGAATAAGGGAATCAGGGACAAAGGTCTGTTTCCAATATTCCGTCTCTAACTCATAACCAATACCCATATTGCTATAAATAAGCCCCTTATTAGCACGAAGCCACTTATCAGCAACACGAGACATATACAGAGACTTGCCAGAGCCTTTTGAACCAACAACAGCTTCAAGCTTGTAGGGATTTTTGCAATAGTTATCGATATAAACAAAAAGCCAGCAAATGCAAAAGAAAAGAATACCATAAAGCATAACATAAAATCCTTTCTAAATGAGAAAACGTCGCCGACCATTAAAATGGTCGGCGGCGTTTTCTCTCAGCGTTTAACTACGGCCGGGAATCCAGCGGCGAAGGATACGGAGAACGATGCCCGCAATAGTGAGGATCACGAAGACAAGAAGAATGGGCTGAGACTCATAGAAATCAATGAGCTGACCCATCCAAGTAATCATCGATGTGAAGAACTCACCGACCAAGGAAAGCAGCGTTGCGAGAATAGAAGAAGCGGCCTGAAGTCATCATCCTTTCATAGAAATATTTATGGCACCTGTCACGGACGGAGCAGGAGGACCAACATAGAAAAAACAGCGGCGAAGATAATGAAAAAGCCAATTTCGGGAACAGAAAAGATACCGAAACAATACTGTAAAGGAAGAAATTCCATTAGCTCATGCGCCCCCAAATCGCGTTTTTAATCCAAGTAACAGTAGTGATGAAAACAAGGACAACAAGCAAAGCAGAAACGCAAGCCTGCGGGTTGAGAACCTGAGATGTAGTAGTGGTATCTTCCTCATAAGGAAGTTGAATAAGGTGGGTCGCACTGTTATAGGAATACCTTTCAGAAGTATACCCGGACGTGTGCACCGTCTCAGAACGTTCAATAAAAAACGTGTCTCCGAACCAATCCATAATAGAAGTGAAACTATTAGAGACATTAGGGAGATTAGCATACAAAGCCGGAGTATCAGCGGCACGGTCATCATAAGCGGTCAAACTCCCCTCAAAAGGCAATTCTACTTCCTCCGGCACATAGCCGTCGCGGAGATCTGGAGATTCAGTAATATTCTGCGCGGGTTGCTCAGGAGAAGGAGCAGCTTCCGAGGGAGATTCAGCAGCGGCTTTAGCATTCATATCGGCGACAGCCTGCGCAGATGCCTTAAGATAGTCATACTGCTGGACGGTCATATCGCAATTACTACCATCTTTATATTGCACAGTGTAGACGGTAACGCCGTCAGAATCAACCCAAGTTTTGATAATAGCAGGGACTTCCATCATTCATCACCTCCATCCCAAAGGCCACGGAAAACAAAGCCAACAAGCGAAAGCAGAAGACAAACAAGAACGAAGTGACCAAAGGTACCGAAACCGAAAAAAGAAAGATTCAAAATATTTGCGATAAAAGATGTTACAACACCGAGAGCCGAGACAAAGTCTACCATGGCAACCAATCCTTTACGAATTTATAAATACCAAGCGCGACGAGAAAAACGACAACGGCGATAACAAGCGCACCACCGGAACCAAGAAGACGAAAAACCTCTTTGAAAAAGTCAATAAAAGTCATCCGTCAACCGCCTTTCGTATCAACATACGGAGCACAACGGCACCGAAAACCATGAGAGAAACTATGAAGAGGAACCCGCTAAGATTCTGAAACAAGGCATTGAGAGCTGAAATAGAGGTCGATGCAACGTCAGTATCAACAGTTTCAGTATCGTTCCAGCCCTCAATAGTAGCCTTATCTGTTTTGACATGACCAGACGCTTCAGGGAACTGTTTGAGAAGTTCGTCGCGGATATTCTCAAAAGCATCATTATTAGAGGGGAACTCGTCACCAACAGAAAGCCCAGGTGGCAGCTTATTAGCATCAATCCAATAAGATACAACAGCAGTAGCTTCAAGACGATACTTTCCAGGAGTAGAAGGAGTGTGCCAAGATGGATAGGAAACAAAGAGAATAAGAGAATCAGAAGAGGCGTTATAAAGGACGGACATGCTACGAAGAGAAAAATTAAGGGTCTCATTCGCACTAGAATAATACTCATTAAACCCCATAATTATTTGGGAGAAAGATTCAATAGCCTGTGTTCCAGACTGATTAAGGTTAGAGGATATATTAGGAAAACGAATACCATTAGCAAGGGAACGAGAAGTACTAGAACCGGAAGTCGTTTCAACCACAGACATAGTATCAACAGGATACAATATAATATCCTGAGACAAAGTCATAGCAGAGGAAGTATAGGAACGAGAAACAGAAAAACCATACTCAGGATTCACTAAAAGAAACTCAAGGGTACCGGAAAGGGTTTCGCCACTAGTATAAGAAGAGCCAGAAGTGCGACGCCATTCAACAACACGAGGGGAATCAACCTGAATATAAGAGCGAGAACCAAGAGGAACAGGAGCGCGCCACCAATCGGGGTAATTTACAGGAAGAGACCACCAATCATAATAGCTACCAGAAACAGTAGATTGAATCGAAGAAGATTCAGTAATAAAGCGAGTACGATAAAGCTCACCATTGACATATGGAGAGACATGGAAATAAGTAGACTGTGTTCCAGATTCATTTGCCAACTGTTTCTGCTCAGTAATGACCCATTTTTGAGAAGCAGCATTGTTTGAAGCAAAACAAGGCACACATAGAGACGCACAAAGCATCAGTGCCGAGAGAAGGGCGGCGAAGCGCTTATAAAAAAACCGATGCTTAATATTCACTTCACCACACCCTTTCTCGACATCGAATAACGGAGGTCAAGTCCGTTTTGGTTGCGGGGTCTGGATTCGAACCAGCAGTTCCACATTCAGAGTGTGGCGTGCTACCATTGCACCACCCCGCCATAGGCCGCAGAAGCGGCCAGAGAGATTGAAAGAGATATGTTATTGTTAGAGTTTTTCAATGCCAAGGAGATACCCGTTGCGATCAAAATTGAGATCGTACGTAGCACCAACTTCAACCAGCGCAAAAGGCATCATAGTGGCGTTAACATTGATTCTATCAACCGAAACGCCCGCGTTATCATCGTTTGCACGCATGTCAAACTCGGCCATAATGGTCGTAAAATCATAGTCTTTACCAGCTTTGGACTTACCAGCACGGCGGGATTTACCGACTACCAAAATCCGCATATGTTCGGAACTCCTTTCCTTTTAGAATATCTATTTCTTCAAACTCTCCATTCTCTGACCACGGGGAGTAAGAATCGGCAGGAAGATCTACAAATTCATCAAGAGCTTGGTCATGGAAATAAACAGAGAATCCAATATCCAGACCGAACTTTTCACGAGCAGCATCACGGCAAATCGCGAGAAGACGCTCATCGCGAAGGATATAGGGAATGTAGCAACCATAATGAGAAGCAGCATACTCAAGAGACTTATCGAAGCTGTACGGGGCGCAGTACTTACGCGCAGAGACGTTTGCAAAAACGACATCGGAATAAGGGGATGCGATATCCTCGACAGGGTGCAAGTTAAGGACGGAAATATCGGTGACAAACTCAGCATTTTCGAAGTCATCCGGAAGCATAACATCCGAGCCGAAAGACAGCCAAGAATCACGGACATATCGAGAAAGAAATTCAGAATCAGAATAATACCAGTCAAAAAGCGGAGAAGGGTCAGAATAAGCCTTTTGACCGCGTAACCAGCGACTTTTCCACGAGGATTCAATCTCATAACGAATGACGCATTCATCATCGGCAACAGGAGTTATAGAGCCGTCAGGAGAGACGAATTCATAAGAGGGAGACTGTAAAGACTTGTTATAGACACGGAAATATCGAGGACTATTACGAGAGCCAATATATACGGTCATAGCCTCGCCAGAGCCTTGAAGAAGGAACTTTTTCCGCTGACGCTGGTTTTCCATGGAATAGGTGAAACAATTTGCGAGGTAAGAACGCCACGCAGAACGCTGCATAATCACATCAAAACAAAGGTCAATACGGCGGAAATGAGCCTGTTGTCCGGCATCGCGCATGACCTTGGCCAAACAAGGCAAAGTCTCGCGAAAATGCTCACATCCAACGCCGGAAACCTGCAAAATATGCGGATTCTCAGTAGAGCCGGATTCGGGCTTATAATACAATCCGTAAGGGGATTGAAGAGGGGAATTTATAGAGTTGCCGAACTGACGAAAACCAAGGTCAGCACCGCCAGAAAGGCATTGCTGAATCTTTCCAAGGTTGACAGAATCGCGCAGAAACGCAAATGTTGCATAATCCAAACGAATAACGTAAGTTGACATAGCACATACTCCCCTTTCA